GCTCCGTTCCGAGTCGGCTTACTTGCGTCCCCTGTCGAAGGGGGATGAACGATTGTGTTAATAGTAACACATTTTAATTATTTAGTCAAGTTAATATGTAAATTTGTTACATCGACCCTACAGGGCAAAAAATACCTGGAGATTTTTTTGCCCGATATATGGAATTAAAAGTTGAATTTCGTTTGACTTACATTGTCTCAAAACTATAAACATGTTGAAGATTATCAAGATCATTCTTACGAATTAAATTAAATGATATTGATATTCTATCTTCATCAGTATTATTTGGTTCAACCTCATGCTCTAACCAAGAAGGAAATAGTAATAACATATTCTCCTTTGGTTCACAAACCTCACTATGAGATCTACGATAATAGTCTCCATCTGGTGTTGTTTCAAATAACATCGATTTAGGATCAAAAAATACAATATTACCAGAATTTTTAGGAACAGTAACATAATAAACACCAGAAAGAAAAGTTATTCCAGTAGAATGAGTATGCCTCTTATTACTATTACCTCTTTTATTAATATTTACCCAAGTACTAAAGAACAAATCACCTAATTCTGGATCTTCATAACAAGGTACATTATACTTTATAGCATCAATCAAGGGTTTATAATCAAAACAATGTCCTTGATATCCTCCAATATTTGATAAGTTTTTAGAAGGAGTTGCTTTAGAAAAGTTATATATCTCCCTTCTCAATTCATCAAGATCTAAATTTAAATAAGTTTCCCATACCGTAGTAGGAAATAATTGAATATTCTTCACTTATTTCCTTTTTTTCCTTTGAGGTGCTTGCTTAGATCTATACCCCCACATCTTTGGACTTATAGTTCCTGTACCATACTGTATGTCTTTTAGACCTTGCTTAAACTTGTCATAATACAAATCAAATAAATTAGTCTTGGTTCCTCTAGTCAAATCATGACAAACTTTATCCTCAAAAACATACTTTATAATGTAAGCATCAGTAGGAAATTCTTTACCATTAACATCCTGAAGAGATCCATTCTCAACTAACATCTCACAACCATACTGAGATTTGATTCTATCTCTTTCTTCTTGAGTCCAAAAAGATTTTTTCTTTTCTACAGGATGCTCTGGTTTTTTTAACTCTGCTGTTTCACTCATGTCGATCTGTTTACTCCCCAATTAATCTGTGGAAATGCTTCTGCAACAACTTCCTGTGTAATCTTATACTTCTCACCTAACTTCTTATCTTTAACTAAAATAAGAATCTCTGCCTCTAATGGATGTAATCCTTCAAGAATGTTTATAAACATAGTCTCTCTACGAAGACCACTTAAAGAGTTATTACCACCTTTAATAAAGTTATAAAACATCTTAAATTCTTTACGAATAGTTGTTCTACCTTGATCCTGTGAACCTAATGAATTAGATCCCATCTCATTCATTTTATCAACAGCATCACCTATCTTATCAGACAATGTTCCTGTTGACATTTCATCCTGTTTATTATTCCCATAAGGTACTTCACCAGTTGGAAGTTGAGATATTACATTTGGATCAAAATTCCAAATAAGAAGTGCTCTAATAGAAGGATCATTATATCTTTGAAGTGCTTCTACCTTTAATGCTTTACTTCTCATCTTAGAAACAACATCAAACACCTCATAAGCAAAAGGATTTGTTGGAAGATCTGGAACCTTCTGTGGTGTTGCTGGTTTCTTAGCAACAGGTTTCTTAGTTGCTGTTGTTGACTTCTTTCTAGTCGTCGATGTCTTCTTCGTCGTTGTCATAATTGTTTTCAAAACGGAATGCTACAATTTCATCTGGAACCAAGTTTCCATTACCGTCAAACATCTCAGGATGTATTCTAGGTATTTCTTGGTAGTTCATAAAGTATTCTCTGGCAACCCAACCACCAATGGCTCCCACTATAAGAAATAATAATGTTAGAAATGATCCAAATACTAAACTTGTTGCTAACATGTCTCTTTCTCCTATTTTAAGTGTGGTAATGTGTAATGGTTTGGCTTTCTTTTTACCTCCAGTTAGAATAAATTCAAACCCACGATCTATATCGTAATCTGATTTATTTATACCGTCCTTAGACGATTTTGTTTTCTTTGAGATATTGGATTGTGTCAACACATCCACCCAACTTCTTACCATCAACCACAACTTGTGGGAAGGTGGATCCTTCTCCGAACTCACCATAAAATGATTTTCGATCAAAGTGTTCGTCTAGATTATACACTACATGACTTACTTTTGTCAACTCCATAACATCTTTTACTTTCTCACAATATGGACACCCATCCTTTGAAAAAATAGCAAAGTTCATATGACTTTATACCTTAAAATATAATTTATAAGAGTAGCAATTATAACATTTATGAAAGCAATCCGTTTATGTCTGTTTGAGAAAGAACATATGTTCCTGTATGTTGAACTGCAATTGCTGCTGCTCTATTACCCAACATAATTGCCTTATTAATATCTTTATGTTTTAGATATCCAAAAACTAAAGCTGCTAAAAATGTATCTCCAGCACCAACAACATCAAAAACCTTTACCTTCTCTGCTGGATATAATGTATTGTTGTAGATACATCCTTGAGATCCTTTTGTTACTATTAAATTATCAATAGGATATCTTTGATCCAAATTACCAAATTCTTTATCATTTATCTTTACAAAACAATTACTTCTATTTGGTAATATAGACTTCTTACTATCAATAAAAACAGGACAACTACTACTTTCTACAATATCAAATATCTTTTCCGAAGTAAGATACCCCTTATCATAATCAGATATAACAACAGCATCAAAATTACCAGTAGAAACTGGCACTAAAATAGGTTTAGTTCTTTGCTCACTATCCACACGAAGCATCTGATAATTGGATGCTTCATCTATAAATCTAGTTTTAGTTATTTTTTCGGTATTAGTTAAAAAAGTAATGTTTAAATTAAATGCTTGTAGATTTAAGCACACATTACCAGCCATACCAGACTTGGTTTCCACTCTCCCAAGTTTCATAACAGGTACTGGTGCTTCAGGACTTAACCTATTACAATTCCCATAGATATATTCATCTTCACAACTATCACCCAGTAAAAGAACTTTCATTTATCTTTTTAACAATGTTACTAGTGGCATAACCACCCACTCTAGGAAGAAACCTAACACCTTTAGCATGTTCTATTCCTACAACATCACCACCTTGCCAATCATCACCTAACAATAGTATATCAGGATTGTATAGTTGTATCAACCCCTCCAACTCTTGTCTACTACCAAAGGTATGAACAACATCAATATATTTGATCGCTTCTAGCATTGCTACACGGTGGCACAGGTCGTTTATAGGACGACTATCACCTTTATCATTCTTAATCTTTTCATCGGTGTCAGTGGCAACTATGACCCTATCACCCAATGCTCTAGCAGATTTAAACAATTGGATATGTCCAGGATGTAGAATATCAAATGTCCCATTACACCAAACAATTTTCATAGGTTCTCCAAAACATTATCTTCAAGTTCTCTCAATACTTTTTTTCTAAGATGTGAAGCATTAAAAATCTTATAAAGATTTGGTAGGGTTTTAAAAGTTTTAAACCTTTTAAGATTCGTACAGCTTTTAGAATGATTTATTAGTTCTTGTGTCAGAAAAACTCTTTTAAGTTTAATATTATCATCAGTATGAAACTTAACGTATACTACTGGTTCTCCCTCTATACTCTTCAAATCCCTCTGTCCAGGTTTCATTTGTAATGCTAATTCAAAAGGTCTAAACCACTGTGATATATCAAACATACCAGGAACATAATATGATGTTTTATAAATCTCATTCTCATGCATAAAAGGAGCCATAGTCTGTAACTGAACAGGTTTATCAGCAAAAAATATCCAATTAACACAATAATTTATTGTAAGAGATCCCCTAACAGATGGTTGTTTATTTTGACTAGTAACTGACAGATCAATCAAAGATCCTTTTGGTTTTCTATTAGAAATAACTCTATCTTCCTCTGGAATATATTTAAAATCTATGGTATATGGATTCCTTAAAAGATACAGATTCTTACAGAAAGATTTAAAAGCATGACAGTTAAAAAAATTATCACTGACATTCCTAGTTTCCTTTTGTTTCACTAAATCTTGATATACATTTTCAACATCATAATGTGCTAGATAATTATCCGTATAAGGTTCCATCTCCTGATACCAAGGAGACCAATAAATTGTCGTTGTCATAATTAAGATCTAATATTTTTAACTAGTTGATAGTACTTTCTAGCAGGACACTGTGGAAATTCGTTAGTAAGTCTTGCATATTCATCTTTAGATATAAGATGATGTTCTATTTCCAATTCTCTCTCTGTAACTGGGTATAAAGTAAACAAAGGTAAACCATATGGAAACTCTATATCATATGGTTCAAATTCCACAGCAAGTATTATATGGCAATTTAAAGAATGTTGATATTTAAAATCGATATATCCTGGAGCAATGTATAAATTATTTTCTCTAATAAAATTAGTTGAAAAATGGGATTCCATGAAAATGAAACTAGTTTCCTCTTTACATACACCCAACCAAGGAGTATTTAATTTAAAAGCAGTAGCATTCTTTGGATATAATCCAGTATACTGTAAAGGAAAATGCTGAACAAATGGTTGTCCTTTTGATTCAATACCAAGTGGAAGTTGTTCAACTCTTCCATCTGGATGTATTCTTAACTTTAAAGGTTCCCACAAATGAAATTTAATACCATTAGTCATTAAATTCTTTATTCCAGGACAACCCTTAGCAGTTCCAACATCAAACTCTGTATT